AGGTATTACAGCGTAGGGCTTGGTTTGGCGTTCAATTCTGATACACTATGCAAACATTTATTTATCAATGACTTATGGAAGCAACCGTTACCGCGATTGATGACCTTTGGTGGACGGCCACCAAATTCAGCGACGTGCTGAAAGTGGACCGCCGCGTCTGTCAGCAGGCGTTGGAGACGGCGCCCTACAAGATGATCGGCAAGCGGCAAGTCTGGCATCTCCGCGAGGGCTTCGAGGCGATCTACCGCCGCAAATATGGCTTGGACAGCACCAATGACACCATCAATCCAGCCAAACTCCCGCCCAAGGATCGGCTGGACCACTTCAAAGCCGAGCGCGAGCGCCTCAAGCTGGCGCAGGAAGTGCGCGCCCTACTGCCGGCTGTCGAGGTGGAGGCGGTCAACGGCGAGGCGTTCAAGGTTATCGCGCAAGCGATTGACGTGCTCCCCGATACCCTGGAACGCGACGGCCATTTGAGCCCGGATGCTGTGGCCCTGGTGCAACGCATCCTCGATCAAGCTCGCGAGCGGCTATACGAGGCGATCACTGGCTTGACGGCGAAGCCGGTAGATGCTGGCTGAATGATGACCGCCCTTGCCATCCTGCAATCCGCTGCTGAAATCCTGCGCCCGCCGCGCCGGATGCCGGTCGCCGAAGCCGCATCGCGCTACCTGCACATTCACCGCCCTGGTAGCGATAGTTCCGCCTGGCGGCCTGACCTCGTGCCGTACATGGTGGAGCCGCTCAACCGGCTGGCTGATCGCACCATTGAAGCGGTGATCTTTGTCGGGCCGGCAAGGTCGGGGAAGACGGCTGCGTTGATTCTGGGCTGGATGGCTTATGCGGTCTGCTGCGATCCAGGCGATTTCATGATCCTCAACACTTCGGAAGCGACGGCCCGCGATTTCAGCAAAGACGACATTGCCCGCGCCCATCGCCACAGTCCGGAACTCAAGGCCCGGCTGTCGTCCTATGCCAGCGACGACAACGTATTCGACAAGCAGTATCGCCACGGAATGCGGCTACTCATCGGCTGGCCCAGCATCAATCAACTCTCCGGGCGCACGTTGCGCTACGTCGCCATCACGGATTACGACCGCATGGAGGACAACATCGACGGTGAGGGCGACCCCTATACCCTGGCCAGCAAGCGCGTGCAGACCTTCCTGAGCGCCGGGCGGGTCTGCGTCGAATCGTCACCCGGCTGGCTGATCGAAGACGCCAAATGGCAACACCGCGATCCGCACGAGGGGCCGCCCTGCAAGGGCATTTTTGCGCTTTACAATCAGGGTGACCGCCGCCGCTGGTACTGGCCCTGCCCGGATTGCGGGATGTACTTCACCGCTGCGCCGGGGCCGGAAGCCTTGATTGAGGTCGACGGCGAAGCCCGATTGATCTGTCCGCATTGCGGGGCTGCTATTGGCCGCGACAAAAAGCGCACGATGAACGCAGCGGGCGTCTGGCTGGCGTCCGGGCAAACGATAGACCAGGCTGGGGTCATTCAAGGCGAGCCGCCGAAAACCAAGATGGCGAGTTATTGGCTGACCGGGCCAGCAGCGGTCTATCAGAGTTGGGATTCGCTGTGGCGCAAGGTACAGTCCGCCCAGCAGGAATTGGAAAAGACCGGCGCCGAAGATCGGTTGCAGGCGGTCATGAGCGGCGATTTCGGCATGGCCTACCGTCCACGCCAACTTCACGTGATTCGTGACCCGCGTGTCCTTCAGGAACGAGCGGAAGACGTTCAGAAGCGGACTATCCCGCCCGGCGTCTGTTTCCTGACCGCAGCGGTGGACGTGCAGAAGAGCCGCTTCGTGGTGCAGGTCGTGGGCTGGGGCCAGGATGGAGAACGCTGGCTTATCGACCGCTACAACCTGCGTTGGTCGCGGCGCAAGGGCGGCAACGATGAGCCGGAGCCGATTGATCCAGCGGGCCGTCTGGAAGACTGGGCGCTGCTGATTGATCAGGTCATTCGCAAGCCCTATCCATTCGTCCACGACGAAACGCAAGGGCTGGCGCCGCTGATGACCGCCGTGGATTCGGGCGGCAAGGCTGGCGTGACCGAGCGAGCCTATCTGTTCTGGCGTCAAGCCCGCCGTTCCGGCCATAGCCGTAGTTTGATGCTGGTCAAGGGCGCATCGTCCAAAGACGGCCCACGCATCGCCAAGACGTACCCGGATGCCTCCAAGCGACAAGATCGCAAGGCAAACGCGCGGGGCGAGATTCCGGTCTGGCTCCTAAATACTCTGGTGCTGAAAGACGCGCTGGCGGCGGACATGGAACGCACCGAACCGGGGCCGGGCTACATCCACTGGCCGGCTTGGCTAGGGGCGTGGTTTTTCGAGGAACTGACCGCCGAGGTCCGCACCGCGAAGGGCTGGGAGAATGCTGGGGGAGCCCGCAACGAGGCGATGGACCTCATGGTTTACAACCATGCCGCCTGGCTCTGTCTGCGCGCCGAGCGGATGGACTGGAACAATCCGCCCGCCTGGGCGCAGCCGATTCGTTCGGCGATACCGATCAAGCAGGGCGAACCTGCCGCTGAAGTCAAACCACCACCCAAAGCAAAGCCAGCGCCGCCCGCTGGCGGCGGATTTATCAATAGACCTGTTGGAGTTCCATGGATACGCTGAACTGGCAGCACCCCACCGGCAACACCCCGAAAATCGTCACGTTGGTTTGTTTGGGACCGTCCCGCAATGCCTATGTTGGCGGGCTGTTCGAGCATGATCTTTCGGAGGCGTGCATCGGGGCCGACGAAATCTGGACGCTGAATCGGGGCAGCAATGTCTTTCGCCATGATCTTCTCTGGGTTATGGACCATATCCAGGGCGAGGCCGACAAGCATCCGCGCTATGGAGCTTCGCTCTGGCATCACGACAAGCCGATCATCACCAGCGACAACCTGGACGGCTGGCCGGCGCATGTCCACGCCTATCCCTTCAAGGCGATTTGGAACTGGCTGGCCGAAACCATCAATCCGATGCACGGCGACTGGTTTCACAACTCGGTAGCCTACATCGTGGTCTATGCCGCTTTTATCGGCGTCAAGGAGCTGCGCATCTTCGGAGCGGACTATGCCAGTCATAGCAGCGGCGTGGTAGAAGACGGTCATCCGTGCGTCGCTTATTGGGTCGGAAAAATGGAAGTGGCGGGCCTTTTGGTTAAAGCGCCGGTTGAAAGCCAGTTCCTTGGTATCAACCAGCGCGGCTGGCTGTATGGCTATCGTCACAACCCGCTCTCGGCGCCCAGCAATCGCAAGCGGTTTCGTGACCTGGTTGGATTGCCGCCGGACGCGGACAGCGTGAGTTTATGGAGTGGCGAGCGGCAAGTCGCGCCGACCCTGGACGGGATTCAACCCGATCACGTTCACCGCTATCGATGGGCCGCTCAGAAGGTAACGGGGACGGTCTACGATCTTGGCTGTGGGGTTGGCTATGGGTCGTCGCTGCTCGCCGATGCTGAAGGGGTACAGAATGTCTTGGCGATTGACCGGTCAGCGGAAAGCATAGCCTATGCCCAGCAGAATTATGCGCGAGAAAATATCCAGCATGTGGTTGCGGATTTAAGCCATCCGGGCCGGTTCGTCCAGAAAGGCGATTGGGCTGTAGCATTCGAGTTGGTCGAGCACTTGGTTGATCCGTTGCCGCTGTTGCGGGATTTGCCGGTCGATCATCTGATCCTCAGCGTCCCGAATGAAACCGCCGTGCCCTATTCGCCCGAAACTGCTCCACATCATCACCGGCACTATACCCGCGTGGATTTGGTCGGCTTGCTGTCTGATGCCGGCTGGCGTCCGGTTTGCTGGCGCTGTCAGATGGACCGCGAGGGGCCAGTGATTGAGTATCGGGGGGACTGCCGAACCATCATTGTCGAGGCGCAGCGATGCCCAGATTCATCCATTACGAAGGCCGCGACTGGGGCTTAACCGAACTGGCGCGGGCCTATCGATTGGCGCCGACGACGCTCCATCGTCGGCTGGAACGCTTCGGCGACTCGGCGAGCGGACTGGTTAGGGCATTGACCACCGGCGTCATGAGCCGGGAAGCGGCGGGCCGTCTTGGCGCTTCCCGGAGCCCATGGCGGTATCAGGGCCGGATCAGCGCTTCCAAGGCTTCCGGTTTCCCGTCCAGATAATTCTGGATGGCTACCAAAGCCTCGCGCCGCCCGTGCAGGTAGACCCGCGTGGCGTTGAATTGCGCTTGACTGCTTTCGGCGCGCAACAATCCGCCATCACATTCGCCGACGGCGGCTTCCAAACAAAGCCGCAGGGCGGCATACGGATCGGGCTGATTGGATTTAATCGTAACGATTGCTGGTTTCATAAAATCCTCGGTTCAGTATTGATTTCCTATTAGAATATCATATAATCAGGTTCCCAAAAAAATCTATTGATGAGGTTAAGATGTTACCAGTAGGCAATGTATCCCTTGAATCGTTAATCGAAAGTCGGGAATCCATCGAACGGGAAATCAAGCAACGAGCGCAAGCCGAACTGGTCGAATTGGACGCGCGCCGGGCGACGTTGCTGGCTCTGGTTGGTGATGAGACTTGCGCGATGGCCGATGACGTGGTTTGGCCGACTGTAACAGTGCCAAAGTATCGTGACCCTGCCAGTGGGAAAACGTGGAGTGGGAGGGGCAAGCGGCCCAAATGGTTCGATGTCGAACGTGCCGATGATTTCCTGATTCCTCATGAGATCGAGCCCGCCGAGATTATGGTCGCCGACTGATCGAAACACGGATTGCCAAGACCCGCCCGAGAGGCGGGTTTTTTATTTCAATTTCACCTTGACAAGTGAAAAATTCCATGATTTACCGGTGTGTATGAGCGAATTTACTGGCATTTCCCTAGCAACCATCAGTGGTTGGCTGACCGAGGCGCAACTCGCGTTGCACGATCTATCGGTCGGCAAGAAGGTCGTGAAGATCGGCAGTAGCGACAAGCAATTGAGCTTCTCGCAGGCGGATGTTAGGCAACTGAGACAGTATATTTCCAGGCTTCAAACGGAAATTGCCATTCGCGGCGGTCAATCCGCCGCGCAACCTTACGCGGTTGCTACATGGACGCGCTGACCCGCTGGCTCGCCCCCCTCTTTCCCGGCTGGGCCGCCGCCCGGACCGTGGCCATCGCCCGCTTCAAAGCGGCGCAGCGGTATTACGACGCCGTGGCGATCACCGCCCAGCGCCCGCGCCGGGGCAACAGCGCCAGCGCCGATGCAGTAATGGACTCTGCGCGCGGAAACCTGCGCCAGTTCGCCAGATGGCTCGACGAAAACAATGATTTGGCGGTCGGCATCCTCGACGATCTCGTGACTAATGTGGTCGGCTGTGGCGCCGGCATGGAGCCGATGGTCGTCAAAGGCAAGGACCGCGAACCGGCTACCGAACTCAACCGGCAACTGGCCGACCTCTGGGCGGAGTTCTGGCAGGCGCCGGAAGTGACCGGGGAACTACCGGGGGCTGAAGTGGAACGGCTGTTATGCCGGTCGTGGCTACGCGACGGTGAAGTCTTCGTCCACCACGTCACCAAACCCATTGCGCCCTTTTCCTCGCGCGTGCCCTACGCGCTGGAATTGCTGGAAGCCGACTTTGTGCCGTGGGACATGTTCCAGCCGAAAAGCAACGTCACCCATGGCATCGCCAAGGATGGATGGGGCCGACCGGTCGGCTACTGGGCCTATCGCCAGCATCCAGGCGGTAATACCTGGACGACGAACAGCGACATGATCTGGCTGCCCGCCGATCAGGTTCTTCACCTGAAGTTCGTCCGCCGGCTGCACCAGACGCGCGGGGCGTCGCTGTTCCATGCCGTGCTGACCCGGCTGGATGATCTCAAGGATTACGAGGAATCCGAGCGCATCGCCGCCCGCGTCGCTGCCGCCCTGACCGCGTATATCAAGCGCGACTCGGCATTGAGCGACGTAGTATCCGCCACGACCACGGACGGGGAAGACAGCACCACGACCAGCCGCACGTTCAGCATGTCGCCTGGCATGGTCTTTGATGGCCTGTTGCCCGGCGAGGATGTGGGCGTCATCGACCCGAAACGCCCGAATCCGAATCTGGAAACCTTCCGCAACGCCATGTTGCGAGCCGTCGCCGCTGGCACGGGTACGCGCTTTTCCAGCATCGCCAAGAACTACAACGGCCCTTA